CGATCGCCGCGAACGGCGGCAACTCCTCGATGGCCGGCTCCGACTGGTCGGCTGTCAACATGACCGGCACGACGCCGACCATTCCGCAGGAGACCCCGTTCGCGGACTTCATGCGTGCCCAGCTCACCGCGGACACGATGGAGCTGGGGATCACGTTCGACACCGTGCTCGTCAACCCGACCCAGCGCTACGAGATGTACGTGGCGTACGAGGGCGCGGGCATCCCCGTCCAGCCGCTGCTCGACTCGGCCGGGATGCGGATGGTCTGGTCGAACCGCGTCCCGCTCGGCACCGCGTACATGATCGCGTCCGGTCAGCTGGGCGAACTCCGCGTCGAGAAGCCCCTGGGCACCGAGACGTGGCGCGAGCCGAAGACCGAGCGCAACTGGACGCAGACCTCGTGGCGGGGCGTCATGTACGTGACCAACCCGTTCGCGGTCATGAAGCTGACGGGGCTGTAGGCCATGCCTCGCCGACCCATGTCCCGCGAGACCGACGAGGACGACGAGCCTCGCGTGGAGCGCACGGTGCGCCATGCGATGGTCTCGTACACCGGCAAGCGTGGTCAGGCCGAGGTCGCCACGCACGGCGAGGTCATCGAACTCCCGGAGTCCGAGGCTGATCGCCTGGACGAACTCGGCGCGTTCGATGAGACGTACGATGCCGAAGCCCACGAGTCGCCTGAGGCCATTCAGCAGATGGCGATCGAGCAGACGTGGGGCGGCCCGACCCAGACCGGTCCCGATCTGGACCCGACGGGCGCCCCCACAGCCATTCCGGAGGAGGACGACCTCTCCGAGATGGATGACGAGACGCTGACCGAGTACGTGAACTCCAACTCGGTCGGTGACATCGCCGAGGCTGTCGCCACCGGCGACTCCGCCCAGCGCGTGATCGAGACCGAGAAGGCGCTGCGCGGGAGCGAGGCCCGCAAGACGCTCATCCAGGCGATGGAGGCCGTCATCGCTCAGGAGATGGCGGCTGCGGACAACAACGACGACGAGCCCGTGGAAGACCTCACGGGCGACGGCTCGTAGCAAGATCCATCACGCGACGACCGGTGCCTAGCTCATGTCCACTCCTCCCTTCCCCGCCCACTTTCCGACGCTGGATCAGGTCGGTGCGCTCCTGCGCGCGCGGACGAAGGACAAGGATGGGGATGAGCTAGGCACCTTCACCGCTGACACGCGGCCAACGGACATCGAGGTCTACAACCTCATGTACATGGCCGAAGCAACGATCATCCAGTGCATCGGTGACGGCACGGGCATCCCGGTCTGGGCGTTGCCGCCGGTCACGCAGTACCTCGCAATGCGCACAGCCATGCTCGTGGAGCTTGCCTACTGGCCCGAGCAGACGAACCCGGCCGACTCCATCTATGCGCGCCTGAATGAATTGACCACTCCGATGGTCGAGGCGATCTGCGGGTGGATGTCGAACGCGGGCGAGAATCCGTCCGACATTGGCCTCGACGGGGCTGTGGCCGGAGCCCCGGTGTTTGGCTATCCGGCCTGGGATTGGGTCTGGTACGGCGGCGAGGTTCGCAACCTGGAGTGCTGCTCGCCTTGGGTCATCGGCAATGACGGCTCGCCGCTCTGGGGCGTCACGATCGACGACCTGGAGCGCACGCTGATGTGGGATCATCGATGATCACCATCCGTGTACGCGGGCACGTACGGGCTGCGAATTATGTCGGAGCGATGGGCCGACGCGCCGGCAATCTGCGCCCGATCTTCATGATTATCCAGCAGGACTTCCGCCGCATTCAGCGTGACCAGTTCGCGAGTCAGGGTCGGCGCGGTGGCGGAGGGCGCTGGAAGGACATTTCGGACAAGTGGCGAAACTACAAGATGTCGCAGGGCTTTGACCCGCGCATCCTGCACATGACGCACGCGCTGGTCGATTCGCTGACTAAGCCGCGCGCGCGTGGCGCCTACTTCCGCATTCGCGGTGACAGCATGGCAATGGGGACGACAATCCCCTACGCTGCGATCCTCGATCCCGAGCGCCCCATCATCGGCGTGCGCTACACGGACGAAGTCCAGTGGGCTGACTGGATGGGGGTTTACATCGCGAAGGGCTACGTGCCGGGGACCGGTCTGGCATGAACATCTCCGGTCGCGATGTCGAGCAGGCCATGATGGACTGCTTGCAGAATAACATCGACCTCTATCTGGCCGAGGCTGACATGGTGCCGATCGCATCCTGGCGCTTCGACAGCGAGACGGATAAGTGGCCTGAGAGTCAGCTACCGTCCGTCGTCGTTGTCTCGCCAGGTATTGCCGAGCGCCCGATCCGCTACATCAACCAGGGCCGCCCGTTCCATCGCGCAAACTGGGTCTGCGGTGTCGGGCTGATCGTGTCCGCCCGGACGGAACACGAGACGCGCCACCTATGTCAGGACTACATGGCGGTTGTTCGCCGCCTCATCGGCCATCATCCGGGACTCGACGGTGCGGCTGAAGGGAGTGACTGGATCGACGAGCGCTACGATCAGCTTGACGACGCCATGCGGCAGAAGCGCAGCCTATTCGCCGGCATCGTCATGTTCCAGGTTCAGTTCGAGACGGCCATCGGCCTGAAGCCGGACGAGGTACTGGTTCCCGTCTCCTCGGCCACTGTCACCGTTACGCACAAGGAGGAAATGTAAATGGCCGACGAGGCCGAAACCCAGCCGGGCAAGGGGAAGGCTGGCAAGAAGAAGGTGTGGAGGAACGCTTGCACCGTTCCCATCGACCTGGCGAACGGCAAGATGCTCGCGCCCGACGCCACGACCGACGAGGCTCCCGCCACCAAGCATGATCACATGCTGGTGGATCTCGGGATGCTCGTGGAGGAGGACGCAGCATGAGGCCCGGCGTCGAAGTCACCATCCGGGACTCGACCCCTCCGCGCTCCGCTCCCGTCGATATCGGCGTCTGGCTGGTTGCCGGCATCACGGAGAAGGGGCCGGACAACCCCGCGCAGGTGGGCGGGATGGGCGAGTTCGAGAGCGTCTACGGGGGTCGAGTCGCCAGCTCGGTTCTCTACGACGCGGCCGAGACCTACTTCCGCGAGGGTGGCGGATCGATGGTCGTCTCGCGCGTGTTCGGTCTCGCGCCGGTGAAGGCCGAAGTCACCCTCCAGGATACCGCTGGTACGCCAGCGGCGACCATCGATGTCACCGCGATCGGTGCGGGTGCCTACGGCAACGACCTGGATGTCGAAGTCGTAGCAGGGTCGGGTGGAGCCGGCACGATCAACATCATCATCTACGAGGATGATGCCATCGTCGAGCGCTCGGCCGATCTGGTCACGAAGCAGGACGTGCTGGACTGGGGTCAGACCTCCGCGTACGTGCGAACCTCGTCCGCGGGCGCGTCCGCTCTCGCACCGAAGGTGGCAGCCAAGGCGCCGCTCGTCGGCGGCACCGACGACTCGGCGGCTGCCACCGACGCGACCTGGAAGGCAGCCCTCGACGCGCTCGTGAAGGACTGGGGGCCGGGGCAGGTCTCGATGCCCGGTCGCAGCACCATCACCGCGCACACGGACACCCTGGCGCACGCGGCGGTCAACAACCGCGTGGCCCTGCTCGATCCGGCTGTCGGCTCGGACGCCTCCGCGCTCGCTGCCCAGGGGCTGTCGCTCCGCACCAACGTCAACGCACGCTACGGCGGGCTGTTCGCGCCGTGGGCTGTCGTGCCGGGTCTCGCGACTGGGACCACCCGACAGGTGCCGTTCTCGGCAATCCAGGCTGCGCTCATGGCCCGCACACAGTCGGCCAACGTACCGGCGGCCGGCGAGCAGGGACAGGCCCGCTTCGCCATCGGTCTGGTGCAGACGTTCACTGACGCCCAGCGACAGACGCTGATGGACTCGGGCGTCAACTCGGCGCGGCTGATCTATGGCGGCGTGCGCAGCTACGGCTACCGCACGCTGGCCGATCCGCTGACGCTGAAGAACTGGCTCGGCCTGAACGGTCTCCGCCTGATCATGGACATCAAGAACCAGGCCGAGATCATCGCGGAGCGCTACGTGTTCAGCCAGATCGACGGGCAGGGCCTGGTGCTCTCTGCGTTCAGCGGCGCCCTGACCGGGATGCTGCTGGGGTACTACGGCGAAGGCCAGCTCTACGGCCGCACGTTCGAGGAGGCGGCGTTCGTGGACACCGGCTCCGAGGTCAACACGCCCGAGTCGATCGCCCTTGGCGAGATCAGGGCAGTCATCGGTGTCAAGACCAGCCCGTTCGGAGAGCTGGTCGCGATCGAGATCGTCAAGGTCGGGCTCACCGAGTCCCTGGCCGTCTGAGAAGGGAGGTAGCAGATAATGTCCAGGCAGGATCAGTGGCGAACCTTCGTCACCGTCAACGCACCGGGTCTGGGTGACCTCGGCGTGTGGGACAACTTCGAGGGCGGTGAGGTGGACTCCGACTCGCTGACCTACGGCCCCGGCGGGATGGCACCGAAGATCAGCCTCGGT